AAGAAGAACGTCGGAGTAGCACTCCCTACGTCCTCATCTGGGCGCTGCACACTGGATGCACTCCCATCGAGACTAGCTCGTCTTCGGATCGGAAGACCCGAATCCCGCTTATACTGTCGCACGATGTTATTCACATCGAGGACAGCGCGGGACAGCTTCTGGACGTCCTGAATGAACGGACGGATCCCGAACTGCATGTTCAGATGTTCTCCACCAACAGCCGCGGCCGCATCACGCGTACCGCTAAGCTTGCCAGTGGAGGCACTGTATTTTGCAGCTAGAGATCCCGGAAGCTCAGGTAATCTTTCCCTGAGCTCACCGAGAAACTGAGCGAGATTAGCCTCTGGCGCTGTCGGTATCGTCATCCGAATGAGTCTACTCCCATCAATCACCTTTGAGTGATCAGTGGGGTAGTCCATCGGAGGCATGACGGGGCTGAGCATAGGAAGGCAATAGCCTTCATGCATCAGCAGATCGCCATACGGAGTCCCCTTTACATAAATGGTCTGAGGTTCAGGCCACAGATGCTGAGTGAGACTCGACGAGAACTCATGGCCATTGTCAGGTAGATTCCTTCCCAGGTCTCCATCTGACTCAACCTTGAGCTCCCTCGCGAACTCAATTTGAGATCCCGAGGTATTGACAAATCCGCCATCAGTGGGGTCAGGCGCAGCCCTCCTACCAGTTCGGTAGGAGGTTGTCGTCTGATCCCCACTCTGGAGATATGCTTCCCCTGCCCCATTTGGGGCAGAGTAGCGGAATCCATTCTGGACCCAATACCATGAATATTTCTTCCATGGTAGGCTCCTGGTCTCCGTTGTCTGCATATCTCGGTCCTTGGTACGGTTAGAGTCCGGTGAGCATCCGCTGACACAGGGTATAGGCCTGACCAATAGGACGAAAAGTCCTGGTCCAGCTTGCCCTCGCTCGTGTCAGCGAATGCTAGTAATAGCGCGCTTGTACCTCGTCCCAGACTATGGGGCGATAGCGCACTAGCACCGGGAGGGACCCATCTGGG